ATAAATGTATCGTTAGTTTCTTCTGGATAAGGTCTGCGAACACTGTCTTTCATACACTCTAATACCATGATGTGTTTCTTTAATGTTCGGTTTAATTGGTGTCTTACTGACGTAACCAGATAACGACCTGACATATAAGGATCATTTCCTGTTGGTTCTATATCACCGGCAGGTGTATATGATGGCATTTCAAAAGTAATCAAATCTCCTGCGGTTACACCAGTAAATCCTGGTACTGTAATTTCTAAACGATTAGACATAAACGCCAATCTTTGTGAAAGTCTTTTTTGTAGTATGTCTTTAATAGGTGGTGAGTTTATGTCACCGTGTATTGATTGTGTATCCGGCCATAGATACATTGTTGATTCTGAATAGTCTGATAAGTAGGCGCCTTCTCTTAAATGTAATGGCAATATACCTTTGTTATCTGTTTTAACACCGTCTTTACCTGATTCAGTGTGGTGTAAATATTGATATTGTTCGTTATAATCAAAATCGGTTTCTTCGTAAGTTTTATTCAATTGATCGTGTGTAATTAACTTACTTGCATATACACCGTTTCTTAAATTCTTTAACGTATCAAATTGGTCTAATATTTTAAAATTATTTACAATCTGCATTTCATTTTTAATATCTGTACTGCCACCACCATCTTTTACGTTTGATGGTTTTGGTCTAAATCTTGCAACAACTGGTCTTGCTGTGTTACCATCTACGGCTAACATACTTTCTAATGATCTGAAATTAAAACCTAAACTTGTTTCATAAAAGTAATAACCGGCACCTGCGTATTTCTCACTTTGAGATAATAAAGATATTTGGTCAATGGCATCAAAAGGTCTTAATCTACCAAATACGTGTTTATATAATCCATATGATGGTTCAAAATAAAAATCTTTTGCTGATGATAATGTATTTGGTTCTTTAGTAATTTTGGCCGCCATATTTGAAAATGTATCTGTCATAGCATTCTTTACTACAACCAATTCATTCTGTATCATTTCTTTACTGCAAAAGTGTAATAGATAAGTTTGAGTTTTGGGACCTATTGGTGATCTGTTTTGTATTTTGTAAACATACATTGGGTTGCCTGACTTCATAGAGAAATCATAACCCTTACCTAATGATGGAGTGAAAAATTTAAATTCAAGTCTTTCATTACCTGTTAATGGCAATTTACCTATTACGTTGTTACCATCTACAATCAACATATTACCTGATAATGTTTTATTGTAAATACTTTCGTAAATGTTTAAATCTAATACAAGGGTTTCTATTTCAATAATATCTGGCGTATTGCTACCATCTACACTGCGATATGAAATTAATCGTATATCTGAAAGTATATAATCACCAGGCTTTTTTAAAGCTTTGCCGTCTATTGTATCGTATAGATTCATTATTCGCTCATCAAGTTTTCAAATTCTTCTAATAATATGGGTAAATATGCTGGATCTAATAATTTGATTTGTCTTTTTTGATCTTGTATTCTTTGTTCGTAATCTCTATTTGTTATTGCTATAGCATTTGGCACTGTGCTATTAACAATTAATTTATGTTCATAATCACTTGGCCCCTCACCTTTAATCTTGCCACTTGATTGTGTAATTTCATAATGATGTACACCATCTGGATTTGTGTATTTGTCATTTATATAATTTTCAAATTCATATGATGTTAATGGCCAACCGTAATATCGATCTGTTATATCATTTGTCATTAAAATTACCCAATGATAATATTGACTGCCAAAATGTTTTCTTGCCGTAATTTCTGGTGTTTCTCCTTCAGGTATATCGTATAGATCGTATAGACTTACTTCATCTAAAACTTTTGACCTTATTTTAACACGTGCCAATAAATTGGTAACAAGTTTTTCTTTACCATCACCTTTTAAATCGTAAGTGCCTTTTGGAAAATATGAGAAGTACATTAGAATCCTTTGACAATAGTTGTTTTAGTCATAATTTCCGTTTCACTAAACTTTAATGACATTTTAGTATAAATTGGAGCAGCACCATTGTCATCGCCTGCAAAAGTACTAAAATTATTATCATCGCCGTGTTGTAAATCTAAATTAGTTAATACACAACGACTTACTCTAGGAATATATTGGTTTCTGTGTTCTAAGTACATATAAGTTATTTGAAATTCCTCTGGCACTATAAAATCATTTCCAAATTGTTCAATAGCTGGGTGCATATGATATTTAAAGATTTCTATAATCTTTGTCATACTTTCTAATTCTTTTTTATTTTTAGGTGCAAATTCAAAAACAAAATCAAAACTTCTCATAGGTACACTTTTAAATACCATTTCTGTATTAGGATTAGTTGCCTTGCCTGTAACTTTTGTTAATGCACCTTTTAAATCTCCCATACCAGGAATAATTGATAATGCACCTGATACAAGTTCTGTAGTTAAAGCAGCAGCAGCATCTTTTAATCTGCCGACTAATTCACCTGTTGATTTAATAGCACCACCACCTTGTAAACCTAAAAGGTTTCCTATAATTCCTGTTTCTACACCCTCGTGTACTGCACCATAAGAAGTTTTTAATCCTGGTGGCGTATATAATACAATTGTTTTTGAAACTCTTACAGTTCTATTGCCTACTAAACCTGCGCTGATACCACTTGATGGTTGTACTATTCTATCTTCAGTTCCACCTTTTCTATTTTTTATTGTAGTAACTCTACTTGTTCGTTGTGCTGGTTGTACCTTTTGTGCTATATCATCTCTACCTAATGATCTAGCTACTTTAGCTGAACCTGCCATAGCACTTTGTGCAAGAGCACTTGCTGCTGTATCTTTTTCTAATACATCAAAAATTATGTAATGTCCTGATTCTAATGATTGAACATTATTAGGATAATATACTGTGCCATAGTCAAAAGGATTTTCTTTCATATGTGCTACAGGACTTGTATCATTTAATTCTAATGGCGATTTGTTTAATATCTTGGCAGCTGCGGCATTTGTCTGTGCCATATTCTTTGCTTTGTCTGTTAAAGCACCTATAATACCACCACCTAAACCGACTAAACCTCCGCCTGTTAAGTTACCTAAATTCTTTTGGATTAAATTTGCTACTTTTGATAGTGCCATAAATACTTGTATGTTTAATAGTAATATTTATATGTGATATGAGAGCAAGTTATAAAGGAATTTACAAACCTACACACCCTAAAAAGTACGCTGGTGACCCAAATAGAATAGTATATCGTTCACTATTAGAAAGGCGTATGATGGTATATTTGGATAAAAATGATGCCGTTGAGTTTTGGGCTAGCGAAGAAATACCTATTATCTATCGTTCACCTATTGATTACCGTATTCATAGATATTATCCTGATTTTATATTCAAGTTAAAAACAGGTAAGAAATATATGGTTGAAATAAAACCATATCGCCAGTGTTTTCCACCTAAGAAACCAAAGAAACAAAGTCGTTCTTTTGTGAGTGAACAATTAGAATATATAAAGAACCAAGCTAAATGGCAAGCCGCTAAAGTGTACTGTGAAGGCAACGATTTAGAGTTTAAAATCTTTACTGAAAAAGATATAGGTGTCTATAGTTAATATAAATATAGACAATGGTTTCAATACTAGACAAATTAGCTAATAAACAAGGCGATACTACAAAGTCAGCAAGTTGGTATAAGAATGCTGTACAGTCTATTGGCCAAAAGATAAGTGCTAATAAGTTAATGGCACAAGGTACATTGACTGCACGACCTAATATAGGATTATTAAATTTATTCTTTTATGATCCGAAATATAAAGAAACGTTACCATATTACGATACGTTTCCTCTTGTGTTACCATTAGAAGGAATTAAAGGTGGTTTTAGTGGTTTAAACTTTCATTATTTACCACCATTATTACGATTACAATTATTAGAAAATATGCAAAGATACGCAACAAGTAAAAAAATAGATACAGCACGATTTGATGTAAGTTGGTCGAGGGTAAAAAATATACCACTTGTAAAACCAACAATCAAAAAGTATTTGTACAAACACGTTAGATCAAGTTTTTTAAGAATTGATTTATCACAGGCCGCTATTGCTTGTTATTTACCAGTACAACAATTTCAAAAGAGACCTGCTGCTGGTGTATATGCAGCTTCAAGGAGATCATTGTAATGGCCATATTAAGAGGTGGAGTTCGTATTGGTGGTTTTGATATAAGATTAGGTTTACCACGTGATCGTTCTTTAGATAATGTTGAAGGCGATCCACGTTTTAGACAAAAAGCAGGTGGCAATCCTGAAACCACAATGGGTCGTGTACAATCATATATTAATGAAGCAGAAGGATTTGCTCGTAAGGCAAGATTTTATGTTGAGTTTAATTTACCAAAAGCAGGTGGTGCTGGTATTACTAATATCGATCCTGGTTCTGAATTAAGTGATGCTGCAAACGAATTAGAAACTACATTCAAAAGTTCAGCAGAAATGATTTCTGTACAAAAAGCAAACGCTAGACGTGTACAAGCATTTTGTTCTGCTATATCAATGCCTGAACGTACAGTTGAAATGAAAGAAGTTAAACACCACGGCCCAGCATATAAAATAGCAATAGATTATAAGTCAGCAGATATAACAGCAACATTTTATGCTGATAAGTTTTTAAGAGAAAGAAGTTATTTCGAATTGTGGCAAAAAGCTGCGTTCAGCAATCAAAGTCATAATTTTAATTTTTATGATAATTATGTTTCTGATGTAAACATATTTCAATTAGGTCAATTTGCAAGTCGTAACGAAAGAGATGATGTAACTTATGCTGTCAAGTTATTTGATTGTTTTCCAAAAACTATAAGTGCTGTAGAATATTCATATGATGCCAATACGATACAAACTTTTCAAGTAACATTTGGTTTTAGATATTGGATAAATTACTTCTTAGATAGATCAGGCAATATAGAATTAGGTCAACCAAACTTTAGAGATGTTACCGTTAAAAGTTCTTTTGGTGCATTTGGCGGCCTATTAAACAAATTACCACCAGAATTAAGACGTGCTGGTGTTGATGTATTACAAGGACTAAAAAGACGTATACCAATCGGTGGTATTACAGGTGGTCGAGTATTTCCTCCATTTGGCAATTTTCCACCACTTAATTTATAATAAAAGGAGATAATAATGACGTTACCACGAGTTGATGTGCCCACATATGAGTTGACACTACCCTCACAAGATTTAAAAGTAAAGTTTAGACCCTTTCTTGTTAAGGAAGAAAAAATACTTTTTATAGCACAAGAAACAGGCGACAACAAACAAATTGTTGACGCAATAAGAGAAATAATTAATTCTTGTACATTTAATGCTTTAAAAGTAGATTTACTGCCTATATTTGATATAGAGTATATATTTTTACAATTAAGAGCTAAATCAGTATCAGAAATATCTAGGTTTAAAACTATATGTCCTGATGATGGAAAAACTTATGTTGAAACTGAAGTTGATTTAACTAAAATTGAAGTTCAAGTTGATGATGAACACTCAAATAAAATAATTTTAGATGAAAAAAGAAACTTAGGTGTAGTATTAGGTTATCCTACTTTAAAAAACTATGATTATGGTAAAGGTAAAATTGATACTCAACAATTAGAGTTGATGTTTACAATTTTAGTTGATTGTATAGATCACGTTTTTGAAGGTGATAAAATATATCCAGCAAAAGATAGTACTAAAAAAGAATTAAGAGAATTCCTAGAAGGTCTACCACAAGAAGCCTTTATTAAAATAAGAAAGTTTTTTGAAACAATGCCTGTATTAAAACACGAAATAGAGGTAACTAATCCTAAAACTAACGTGAAAAGTAAGGTGGTTTTAACAGGAATATCTGATTTTTTCGAATAAGCCTCTCTCATAATTCGTTAGAGGCATACTTTGAAACTAACTTTGCATTGATACAACATCATAAATATTCACTAAGTGAGATAGAGAATATGATACCGTGGGAGCGTGATATTTACATTTCGTTATTGATTAATCATTTAAAAGAAGAAGCAGATAGAAAGAAAAGGAATAGTCAATGAGTACACAGAATAAAGAAACAGGTTTTAATACTAAGTGGCGTCCTGCTATGGGTTGGTTATATCTAGCAGTATGTGCTTTTGATTTTGTTATATTTCCTATATTATGGAATTTTGCTCAAGCAACATATTTAAAAACAGTGGTGTTTACACAATGGAATCCATTAACATTACAAGGTGCTGGTTTCTTTCATATTGCTATGGGTGCCGTATTAGGTGTATCAGCATATGGTAGAACACAAGAAAAGATTGAAACTAAAAAGATTGAAGCAAGTAAACTAAAAATTAATTTAGACGAAGATCAAATAGGGTAATAAATGGCCGACGAAAACGA